TTACTTTCCCCCCTCACTCCTTTCGTTGATGTCGTCAAACAGGCTGATGGCGCTCTCCGCCAGTAGCTTCTGATTTGCCGCCTTCGTGTATCGCGACACCTCTTTCGATGTCGTATGACCGGTCACCGACATGATCTGTTTCTCGGTGGCGCCTCTTTCAGCCAGCCTGGCTGATGCGGATTTGCGCAGGCCATGCGCGCTGCAGTGTGGAAGGCCCGCAGCATTGCACTGCTTGCGAAACCAATTTCCAAACCCGGCGGCGGTGAAGCCTTTGTTAAATTCGGTCACAAGGAACGTGAGATCGCCAACAGGCGATGCATCAATGATCTTCTGCAACTTCGTATGAACCGGGATCTCTAGCGTGATCGGCTTCTTCTTCCGGCCTTTAAACTGGGTGAATTTGAGGCTGCCGTTGCTGAGATGCTGCCGGCCGAACAGAATGATGTCGCTTCGACGCTGACCAGTGTAGAGCATCAGCGCCAACGCTAGCCGAGGCTTCGTCCCGACCTCGTGCTTCTCCTCGAACTTCGCAATCTCGTCTTCCGTCCAGGAATGATAGCCGTCGCCTTGCTGAGCGAAGAAGGACACGTCCCTCGCTGGGTTTGTAAGCATCAGCTCGACGTCGCTTTTGCAGGCCCATGCAAATATAGCGCGGAGCGCTTTGATTCTGCTGTTGGCCGCTTCCGGCTTCTCTGCCTTGCGGTCTCTCAAAACTCGGACGGCTTTCGCAGTGATGGCGGCGATCGGCATGTCTTCGAAAAGGCGCGCACTGTCCTTCTTTAGGGGTTCGGCCCACATGTGCTCGATGATCAGTTTACGGACATGCCGGGTCCGCTGGTCCAGGCGCTTGTATTCAGCCGACTGAAAGTATTGCTCGCAGAGCCAACGAAGGGAGTTTTTCGTTGATAGCTTCGGTCCCCTCGCCTCTTCGACCGCGGTGCCATTCACCGCGATATAATAGGCCTCATTGAACTCGTCGCTACCCGGCACGCCAGGAAGCCGGATCTTCTTCTGGCCGCGCTTTCGGAAATAGAAGCGCAGGACGCCGTCCGTGCGATCCTCAATCACGTACTTCTTTGCAAACTTCTTCGGCATCACACTTCCACGGACCAATCGTCTGCGTCGTCAGGATCTCCACCGGGCAGACGCGTGAACGCCCGGTCAAGTGCCACACGGTCCCAGATCGTCCGGGCGTTGGCCTTCTTTGGTTTCGGCATTCTGCCATCGCCAACCATTTCGTCAAATAGGCTGGAAGATACGCCGATGTACGCCGCAGCCTGGTCACGTGCCAAACCGCGTGGCGGGAGGGAGATCGGTAGAACTTCTGCGCGCTGTGCTCTCATCTGTCCCAGTCCCTTCTCGTTTGGGGCGATGTGTTCTTAGGCTGCGACATCACACACCTCCGGGAAAGCATCATGGGTGACGCCGTCGAGCATGCGGCCGGTCAGCTTCTTGCCGATCCGGTAAACGTCGGGTTCGTCCTCCCATCCATCTTCGGGATCGCGCATGTTGGTGCTGCCGACATGCCATTCGTCGTTGAAGAAATGTGCGGAAGGCCGGCGGCCGCGAACGGTATGAGGCACGTTCTCTCCCGGTGTCCACTCTCCCCACTGCTTGAGATGGAACGGGACGCTGGCCGCTGCGCAATCGTCGCGCAAATCTCGGAACCAGTCGGGATGGGTCGGCCTTGACTTATGCTCTCCCTGATCGGTTTCGCCTCCAACAATGACCCATTCCAGCCGGCGAAGGGTTTCCATTCCCGGCGAAAAGTGTCCGCGCTTCTGGATGCCTGCCGCGATGTCGAGGCGGTGCGGCGATATCGCCCAACGGAGATCGATTGGCCCTAGCAGGGGTTCGAGTGACGCGAACGAGAACGCGGGCCGCAATGCTGCCGCCGCTATCAACAGATGCGGTAGGTTGGTATCTGCCCGCTTCTGATCTTCAATCGTCGTGCCGATCGCGGCGTTCGCTGGCAGGCCTCCTGCAGCTTCCGCGAGCTTGATGATGTTCTGCGGCCGCTTTGTCAGGAGGAGATAGACAAGGCGAGGCGTCTTGCGCATCACGTCGAAGGCTTCTGCTCGCCACTGCGGATCAACCTGATTATCAAAGATGTCTGCGAGGCTGGCGCAGAATACAAACGGGCGGTCGCCATCCTTTTCGGCCTGGCGCTGCCAGCGGATCGGATCGTTCCATGTATGAGCGCCAGTGCGGACGCGCGGCGCGTTGCCCCACTGCACCTTGCCATAGCGCTTGTCCATGAGGGCTTCGGCATAGCAGCCGTCGCATGCCGGACTGATCTTGGTGCAGCCCATCCATGGGTTCCAGGTGTGCCGTGTCCATGAAATTGCGGAATTCTCAGCCATGATATTGACCCTCAGAAACTGTTGTCGGGAACGTCCGGCTCGCCGCAATGAGAGCACGGCAGGACGTAGGTCGGCTTGGTGCAGAATGGGCAGGTTGCAGGCGTGCGCTGGATGCCGTCTCGGATCGCCCGTAGTTCATCGTCGCTCGGGACGCGGTTCAGAGACAGGAACACGACGCGATCGTTTTCGGGATCGCGGCCGACGCCCTGGGCGCGGAGGTGACCACCCACCAAATGATCCTGCGGCGCTGGGGACGAAGCAGGGCGTGCTCGCACTTCGTCCACCAGCGTCCCTAGACCATCTACGTCCATAAACCCGATCGGTTTCGTTTCGGGTGATGGGGCTTCGCGGTCCAACTTGTCAAGCATCAAGCGCAACCGCTTCACGCTGGTGTTTGTCGCGTGAATGACCGCTATATCGCGGCTCCCGACAAGCGAGCGGTCAAGGTCGTTGATCAGCGACCAAGCCGCTTTCCGCAAGTCTACATGATCCTGGGGCTGAGGTCTCGGAAGCGTTAACTGATCGTTAACCGAAGCGGCGCATGAGGTACGTGCTTCAAGTTGTGAGAGACGAAAAGTAGTCGGTAGGCTCGCCTCGTCCTTTGATCGCGAGCCTGCCGGTTTATCGCCCGATTTTGCCATTGCGAACAGCGGCTCGATCTCCAGCTGGTCGCCAAGATGGCGCATGCACTCCCGCACACCGTCCATGTCGCCAGCGTTGCTGACGTTCCATTCGGATGAGCCCGCCAGCCGATGGCGATAGGCAACCGGGTCCCCATTCTGCCGTGGCAGTATTGCAGCGCTTAGAACGCTTCCGGAAAAAGCGCCGCTACTGAAGTCCCCAAAAGCAGGGCGAGCAGGATCGCCATAAACCCAATCGTGCCCGTCTTGTCCCCCATGTCGTAGCTGCCAAACAACAGGTGTCGAGTGATCATTCCCGCACACGCAACTACCATCACGAGAACAAGCAAGGCTATCTTTTGGCCTATCGTCATTTTGGTCCCCAAGCCGAGAGTTTCTACCATGACTCGGTGATGTTAACGAATGACCCATCAGACGCGTCTCGGGCGATGGGGTCTTGTTGTCGGTCATGCTGATTTCCTCCTGCGCACCTGCGTCACCGCATGTTTGAGCTTCGCGACGGCCATCATGGTCGGTTTGATTTCGGGTGAGGCCTGGTCGTAGTTCATGCCAAAGCGGCCCGTCAGCCGTGGCAAAACTTCACGGGGGATCAACTCCCAGTTCGACGGGTCGCAGTTCGTCCTGTCTTCGCCGGTGCACTTGAGGACAAAGCCGTCCGGTATCGGGCCGTGCGCCTTTTCCCAAAGCCAGCGATGCTTGTGAACGGGCCTGGTCGCAGCGCCGGTCCACGGGTTCACCTCATCAACGATGATGATGACGTAACCGTCTTTGCTGTCGATCCGCTCGTGTCCGGCACCCCTGAAGGTGTGTGGGACCTGTCCGTGTCGGAACTGGGTGCGCTGCGCGTTCGGGTGGCGACCGCCCTTGCCGGGTTCGCACGGCACGCCCTTGTTGAACGGGGTGCCGCCTTTGGCGAAATGACCTGTGCGGCCCGTCTTCCAGCCCTTCCTCTTGCGCAACGCATGGAGGTTTCCCGCTGAGACGTCGTGGCGCGAGAACTGCTGGCAGAAAGCCGCATGGTAATCGGTGATCGGCAAGAGGCGGTTGGCCTCAAGCCATCCCATCTCAGCGGCACTATAATGGATCCGCGTGCCCTTCATTTGTCGCTCCCATCAGTGAGCGCCTTGCCTTCGATGGTTTCCGGCGGACGGAAGATCGTAGGCAACATCGGCTTGAACCTGTCGCCGTGGTTGGCAACCAGAGTCGCGGCCTTGAGGGAAAGCTCCGAGTTCCTGATCAGCTGCTCGCTAACGGCGACGATCGCGTCCGTGCGCTTCACCTCGTTCTCGATCTGCTCGGTCGTGAGGCTTTCCTCGCTCAAGCGCTCAAGCTGGGAGAACAGGTGATTATTGAGGTCGATAAGCCTATTCTTCATGGACTGTCTCCGTGGCTGGAGCCGTATCGAAGCCAGGCACCTTGGCCGCTCTCGTCGATCGCATACGGCGTGAATACTTGGCCGTGCGCAGCGGCTTCGGAAGGCAGCGAGTGCTCCGGTGCGGGTGCAGGCTGCTCCATGACCTCGCTGTAGAGGTAGGTGTCAATCTTGCCGCCCGGGATCTCGTCGCCCGTTTCGAGGTCGACGACAGGCGAACCCTCTAGGCACTCCGCATGGCAGGAGCCTTCGGTGATGTCGTCGGCGCAAACGTCGTCCGCTTTGAAAGGCACGCCGCAAATTGGGCAGCGATGGATGTCGTCAGTCATGGCTCTGAACCTCTTGGCAGACGAGAGCAGCCCTGCGCGCTTCCCATTGGCGCAAGATGTTTCGTTTGCGGGTGACGAGTTGAAGGTGATCCTGCTCGGGCCGCACGCAGAGACGGTTTCGGCAGTAGTGGTCGATCTCTTTCTTGCCGGGAATGTAGCCGTGCTCGTTGGTCCACATGACCAGGTGCACGGCGACCGTCTGTCCACCTAGAGACATGCGAGGATATCCGGCACCTCGACCTTCCTTGCCTGATGTCGGGCCAGTCCAAGTCCAGCAGCCGGTGCGATCGTCGATTTGAACGCGGGCCATGACCTTCTCGCGGATCTCATCTCGCCGGCTCATGCTGAATCCTTCCATTCGCGGAAGCGTCCGAGTAGAGCCTCCCAGCGCCTGGCGGCGGCGGGGTGCGTGTTGAGTTCGGAGCGGGATTCGATTGCCAAGACCTTGCGAACGCCATTCGCGAAGCGCTCACGGTCTTCGGACGGGATGCCGTGCTTCTGCAGCATGAACCGCTTGAACTGGGTATCCTCGCAGATCCTACCGCATTCCTTCGCCAGGTCCGGGCGTGGCTGCTCCTGGAGCTTCTGCAGCTCGCGGATCTTCCTGAACGCTTCTGCCAGCATGCGGAGCAGAAACAGAATGTCTGCGTGTGCGTGCAGAAGAAAGTTGCGGTCCTGATAGCCGCACTCTGGCGTCAGCGTCACAATGGCGACGGCGGGCTGGCTTGGTAGCAAGCGAGCGGTCAGTTGTTCGCCATGACGGGTGCTGTCGATCGCTCGCCAGTCCGTGCTGGCCTCGCCGTGGCGCGCGCGGATCGTGTCGAGGCGCTCTTTATCCTGGGCGCTTGCCATCAGCTCGAACTCCGGCCGGACGGTTCGAAATCGAAGCCTGCAAGATCGTTGACCGCCGTTGCGACCAAGGCGGCAATCATTTGCACCTTCTGGTCGTCGCGAATGCCGTTGCTGTCGACGGTCAGCACGTCGGCGCCATCGTCGTCGAGGATCACTCCGATGTCCTCGTCGGAGAGGCGCAAGGGAAGCTTGACACCCTGATCCGCAAAAGCGGCGCGGACTGCATTGGCTGCTGGAAGATCCTGCATGCTCAGACCTCCCGCTGCGCCAGGCGCGATAGCAGAAGGTCGCGTAGCGGTCGGTCTGCCTGAAGGCATCCGCTAAGGGTCAGCGCGTGGAAAAGGGCGGCTTCAAGCGACCGCGTCCCTTCGACGATAGATGCCTCGTCGGTCGCGCGGCCGGACAGCATTCCGAACCTGCCTGCGGCATCGTTCAGATTGACGGCGACTGCGCCAAGCTCGCGCTGGAAGAAGGTGGCCGGACGGGTCTCGACGGCGCGCGGTGCGGGGCGGACTGGCAGGCGTAGGATGGTCGCGCTCATACCGCCTCCTGCGCATAACGTGTTTCAAACTCCACGACGCGCTGGCCGGCAAGTGCAGCAGCGGCGCACATGCCGATGATCGAGATCACGACTGCGAAAGCGATGGTTAAACGCGTTGGAAGGTATTCGAGGCGGGCGCGTCCCGATCCGGTAATCGCGATCGTTGAAGGACGAACACCCGGATCATCGACGATGAAGGGCACGTTGCGGCGTTCGGCAGTGTGGCGGCGGACCATCTCCGCCTCCACTTCCAGCCGCATCTCGATCGTGATTTCAGCCGAAATGCCCCAACGTTCGTCGCTGGCGATTTCGGCTGTCCAGAACGCGAGTTCTTGGTCCAGCTGCGGCATCGTCATCTGTGACAATGGCAGTGTGGTGGACATGTGCTGAGAAGTTTTGACGGCTGACATACTGGCCTCCGATCCGTTTCGGATGCCGTCTGCGCGGCTCACGCCGGGGGTACGCAGACGGGCACCGAAGCGGATCAGGCGGCAACGCGCTCGTTACAAAGACGAGCGTAAGCATCGGCGGCTTTCACAATGTTCGATTCGGAAAGCTGATCGTCGCTGTAGCCGAGCGCTTTGAATTCGGAACGGGTCAGCGCGGAACCGCGCTCGCGCTGGATCTGTGCCAGTTCGAGCGGAATGTTACGGGCTTTGACGGGGTTGTAGGGCGTCATGCAGATCTCCATCCGTTGGATCCGGGATGGCTGATGCGCAGCATGGGCTAGTGCGCATCAGCTTGCCGGAGGGCAATCCAAACGCATGCCGTTTGGATGGAGAGAAGATAATGGGCAATTTCCCATCACGTCAATGGGCAATAACCCATTTTGTAAGCGGGCGCTGTTGGCGCGGAGAAAGTGATTCGCTGCGCCGTACAGTTATTCGCGTGTCACGGCAAAAATGACGCGCCCGATTATGGTAACGACGTCCTCTGTGCCCGTGCCGTCTTCAACCGATATCGGCGCTTGGTATCGGGGATCGTCAGATTCTGGCATTAACCAGAGCTTACCTTCAGGATCTGCGTAAAGAAGCTTGACGGTATGCTCGCACTCACCGCTGAGCTTGCGTCGCTCAATGACGTAGCGTTTGCCGGGAATAGGATCTTCGCGTGCTTCGATGACGCTGTTGAACACGACGACTGTCGAGTCCGAATAGCGGCGGTTCATGGAAGGTCCGCGCGTTTCGGCAGCATATAAGCGCAGCCCCCGAAACTCTGGAAGATCAGGCACATACACTGAGTAACGCTCTCCGTCTTCCCATTCCCATGTCTCGGCGAAGTGACCTGCCTGGACAAAGGCAACAACCTCGACCCGACGCACGCCAGGTTCGGTGCGAGCTTCCGCCTCCTCGCCAACGAGTACCGCGACAGGTTGCCGTACCGCGCGCGCGATCGCAAGGAAGTTTTCGATAGAAGGGATACGGTCGCGCTCGATTAGGTCGCGCACGAAAGTCTCACCCTTGCCTGCTGCAAGAGAGACCTCTTTCATCGTTAAGCCACTGTCTTTAATCGCCTTTATTAGGCGGGTACGCCATATCTCGCTCATGCTGGGATATTGCCCATAACGCTTTCAAAAATCACGTGGGTTATTGCCCATTGACAAATGGGTTTTTGCCCATCACTTTGCGGATCATGATCACGCATCAGTCCATAATCGACAGCATCGAGCGCCACTGCCAGACGCACCGCATCGCGGAGTCCACGTTTGGCAAGCGCGTCGTGAACGATGGGAAACTGCTCTCGCGTCTGCGTAGTGGCAAATCCATCAGCATCGAGACATACAACCGGATTGTCGTTGAGATCGAATCTCACCAGACAGAGGCCGCCGAATGACGCGGCCCCTCCATGTTCCCCCCGGTGGCCGGTGTTCCTCCCCGCCCGCCACCAAACACCGCGCGGCGCAGGTATTGCGTTCACGCCGCGCGGCACCTCGGCCGGAGCAGACCCTGTCTGGCGGACCGTTCCGGCCGATTTCTTTTCTTGAGCTTCGTGCATGCGGTCCCCCGTGATCTGATGCGCTGAACTTCTCACTTTCGAATGCTTCCCACGATGGGAAACGCGCGGGACTTTTCCCGGCGCGGGAAAAATGTGTCTGGAGAAACCCCATGCAGGATACTTTGACGAACGCCTGGTTCCATCAGCTGAAAGCCGCCAACCGTCTGCTGATCAAGAAGAACGGCGGCATCGAAGCTGCAGCGGAAACCTGCTCGCTTTCTAAAAGTCAGGTCGGCCGGTGCAATGCAGATTCCGACACTGAGTTGCTGCCGATCCCGGCCGTGCTGCGGCTTGAAGCCGAATGCGGCGACCCTTGCGTCACGCGGGTTATGGCCGGTCTGCATGGTTGCAAACTCACGGACCCGGAAGAGAAGAACCGCGACGGCACGTGCCTGGTGCGCGGCTCCCTCGCGATCGGCGCTGCGGCGAATGAATACCAGCGTAATGCTTCCATCGCCTATTCCGACCTTCAGGTCAGTCCAGCCGAAGCAAGGCAGGGCATGCGCGATCTGGAGAAAGTCGTCGAGGAAGCGACCGAACAGATGCGGCGCTACGCCGGGATCGTCGCCAAGGGCGGCGATGCTTCGCCGGCTCTGAAGATCGTCGGCGGGGAATGATCCCATGGCGCGCACCGCGTTCAAGCTTGTCGGAGTGATGATCAACGTGCCTGAGAAGGCAAAGACGACGCTCGACCGGCAAGCGGCGGAACGGGGTGTTGCCTCGTCGATCTGGGCTGGACAGGTTTTCGACCTCGGCTTTGCGGCGGTCTGCGCGCGCGAGAAAGGGATGCCGATCACTGACGCGGATCTCGACGCGATCGTCGGCGCCACGCTGCTGCTGTGGGCGCGTGGCGAATGGGATAGCGCATCGATAGCCAAGGGGCTCGGCGTGCCGGAGGCGACTGTTTCGCGGATTCTCGATGGCTGGCGTAGCTATCGGAGGGCGTCATGAACGCCATCGTCATTCGCGACGCCTCGGAGCTAGTAACGTCGATCGAGACGGCGCGCGCGCTGCTGGATGCAGGCGATGTCGAGCGCGCACTCAAGCTCTCTTCGGTGGCCTATGACCAAGCCAAGGCTGTTGCCGGTTCCGCGGAACGCGTGAAGACCTCGCGCGACCTGGTCGACAAGGCGCGGCGCATGCAGGCGGAAGCGCTGAAGATCGAAAGCCTCTGCTATGTCGCGATGGCGGACGCGGTCGACGACGCGCAGGCGAAGGGGCAAATCGCCCGACCGGGTCGGCCATCAAATATTCCCGGCGAGAATGTTTTCACTCTCCAGGACGTCGGGCTCGATGCCAAGCATCTGCATGAGGCCCGAAAACTACGCGACCATGTGCGCGACGAGCCTAACTTCGTGGAGCGCGTCATCGAGGTCCGGATGTCGGAAGGGCTGGAGCCAAGCCGCGCGGCGCTGAAGAAGGCGGCGCGGCACGCGACCGGCACCAAGACGGCAACCAAGGAAGATCGCGGCCACGATCTCTACGAGACGCCGATCGAGGCGATGCGGGCGCTGCTGGCGCTAGAAAGCTTCAGCCTGAACGTGGTGGAACCTAGCGTCGGCAAGGGTGCGATCCTGCGTCCGCTGGAAGATGCGGGCTACGAGGTCACGATATCAGATCTTGTCGATCGCGAAATCACGACCCGACATGGCGAGTGCCAAGGTGTTGGCGATTTCCTTACATCGATCGCAGCCGAAGGCGGTTGCGACATCGTCACCAACCCGCCCTATGGGGTGGCTAACGCCTATGTCGCGCATGCTCTTCGCGCTCACAAGCCGCGCAAGATGGCGATGCTGCTGAACCTCAATTTTCTCTGCGGCTTCGACAATGCCGACAGGTGCTTTGTGATGGACGAATGCCCGCCCTCGCGGGTTTACGTCTTCACCCGGCGATTGCCGATGATGCACCGCGACGGATGGGAGGGCGACAAGGCTAGCAGCCAGATGAACACGGCCTGGTTCATCTGGGAGCGGAACGACGACGGCAGTTATGGTGTCGGTCATCCGCAGCTGATCCGCGTGGACTGGAAAGCCTACGAGACGGCTGCCCCACTGATGCCGGGTGCCGGTGGGTTCGTTTCCCCGCTGCGCTTCGATGCGCCGGACGACGAGTTTACCCGCATCACGCCACGCAAGACGCTGGAAGAGCGCTGCGACGAAGAGACGGCGCGCGCTCTGGTGTGGATGGCAGAGAACCCCGGCTTTGACGCGGCACGGCTGCGGCGCGGCATTGGCGTTCGGCCATCGGTTGCCGATGCGCTGATTGCGGATCTCGCGGCCAGGGACCTGATCTGGGCTGGCCACGGTGACGACGGGTGGCAGATCTCTCCAGCCGGAATGACTGGGCTCAACGCCACGGCTGCGGTTCTGCTCGGCGCGACACTCGACGAGGTGGCGGCATGAACCCTGACTTTTCACCCGCCATGCTGCGCGGCTTCGTGAACGCGCGGATCCAGATGGCAGGCTTTCGCGCGGCGTTTCCGGACGAACGCAAGAGCGCCCGCCGCAAGGCACTGAGCTTCGACGAGGCCTGCGCCGCTGAGCGGGCTCACCTCATTCGCCGTGCGGACATCACGCCGGAGCAGCTGGAGCTGGTTCTGTCCGGTCGCCGCATTTCGCCGGCGCCGCGCGAGCGGCTGTGGAAGGCACTGGATGCGGACCCCGGCCGGTTCGGCATCCGCCTCGTCGGCATGACAGAACAGGAGATTGTTCGATGATCCCCGAAATCGATCGCGACCGTTTGGCAATGGACACACGCGACTGGCTGAAGTCGACAGGCCTTTCGACGCGCAACGCCTCATCTGCGCATGAAGGACTGAACCCGGCGATGATCTCGCGCGCCTGCAGCTGTCAGGTTTTGTCGGCAGCAAGCCACCTCGCGCTGTGCACGGCGATGGGTGTCGATCCTTCCGACTATCTCGTCTTCCATGATCGAGGCCAGAGAAAACAGGCTGTTACAGCATCTGCGCAACGTGAAACACCGAGGGCGGTCCCGTGAACCCCATCCTCGATATTCTGGCGGAACTGCAAAACGACCGGGCGCGGGCGGTGTGGCTTTCGACCATTCCGCTCGGCGTCATCCAGCGCGACCATGCCGACATTGCGGCTGTCCTCGGAGCTGCCGGTTTCTCCGGCGGGCTGGCCTATCTCGCGGCACTCGTCGCTCACGTCAATTCAGTGCGGCTGGAGGACGGGTCGATCCCGATCGAAACGCGCCAGATCACGGATCATGCCCGCAAACTGATGTGGGGCGCTGTCAAGCAGGGGGAAATGGTGGAATGACATCTGAACCCCGTCTCTCGATCATACCGGGATGGATCGTCACGGACCCGCGCTTGAAGGGTAAGGATCTGCAGGTGATCTGCATGCTGGGGCGGAACGCCAACACCCGCCACGGATGGTGCCGGCGCAGCCAGGTGAAGCTTGCGGAGGCGCTTTCATGCTCGCGCTCGACAGTCCAGGCGGCGATTGACCGTCTCGTGGAAATTGGTGCGCTGGAGCGCCGCAAGGTGGAAAGTGCGAGTGGTCGCGACAGCGCTCATTGGTATCGCGTCGTCTACGATTCTGCCGTCGATAGCTCTGCATTTGATGCATGGGACGCTGACGACAAAGAGGAATTTGATCCTAATTCCTCCGCTGTAGCTGGTGCACCCCCTGCCGGTATACCGGCACCCCCTGCCGGTCCAGAGTCGGCACCCCCTGCCGGTTCTGGACCGGCACCTATTAACGCCTCTACCTTAACGCCTCCTGCTAAACGAGAAGAGAGAGAGCGCGCGAGCGAAGACGATGAAGGGGAAGAAAATCCCAAAGCGCTGGAACGGCGTTTTCGGAAATGGTGGTCATCGTGGCCGACGTACGCGATCGACGCTGAAATGCCGACACGGCGCGCTTGGCAGGATCTGGCGCCGGAGCAGCGCAAGGCCTGCGAGGAACGGACCCCAGACTATCTCGCTGCGGCCAAGGCCAGCGGTCGCAAGTTCTCGAAGGCTGCGGCCACCTACCTCTCGGAGCGGGCCTGGGAGCGTCTTGACGACAAGGTCGTGACTAAGGGCCCAAACGTTTCCGAGACCTACACCGCGTACTCACGACCGTGGATGGTCTCATGTCTAGCGGTTCTTTCTCGATCGCCCGTTCCGCTCATACTCGACAAAATTGAGGATCAGATCGTCGCTTCCAACCCTGAGAAGGAAGATATGATCTGGCGCAACAAGCGCATGCAGAGCGGCTGGCCGGAGATCCACAAGCTTTATCAAATCGTCGCAGATCGGAAGCAGATACGTGTGCCGGAGCGTCTCGCCTCCCTGGCTCCGTATCTGGACAAGGTCGAGGTTGGCGGACCTATTTGGGAAGCTTGGAAGCGACTGTTCCATGAGCGCTCATGGCTATTCATTCCGGAGCCTAAACAACTCCAGTTCGTGCAGTTCCCTGCCTTGCCGGAGGGCATCGAAGATCCTGATGAGGCAGTTGCTGCTGCCCTTCGCGAGTTCCAGAAGAAGCTGATCGAGGTACGGGACCATGACCATGCAGCATAAAATCACGGGCAAGAAGATCAGCTACAAGCCAATGATCGCTTCAGACCTGACGAACTCGGAACGGCGAAGGATCGACGACGGGAAGGTTAGAGCCGAACGGGCTCGCAATGCGCATCATAATCTCGTGCGGATGGCTCGAAAAGATGTCGCCGGTTTCGATTCTCGGGCTCGTTGGATCGTTGGCACTTGCCGTTCTGGAACTGAGCAGGCGATAGGTGAGGAGCTGAAAGAGCAGAAGATCGAGACCTGGTGCCCGCTTGAGCACTTCAGGACAAGACCTCGGAGAGGGCTCAAGCCTGTGGATATCTACAGGCCATTCTTCAGGGGGTACCTCTTTGTGCGGGTTGTTCCGTGCCATGAAGCGTTCGCTGGAGTGCTCTGCGCATCGCGTTTGAACAGCCTCATGGGGCGTGATGGCGAGCCTTTCCTGATGCCTGCAAGGTTGATGGATGCTTTGATGCTGTCTGTTCAAAAAGATGATTTAAAACAGGATGATGAGAAGCCTCTGCCGGTTCACAAAGGCGACAGGATTGTCATCCGTTCGGGTCCATTCGTGGACTTCCAGACGACTGTCAGGAAGGTGATCGGGGAGCGGTGGAAGCTACAGGCTGAGGTGAACATATTCGGCCGCATGACGCCAATTGAGCTGGACATTGACTCTGTCGCGCTCTCGCCGTAACGATTCGAACAAGCCGATGGTGAGTCTATCTCCATCGGCCTACGGGATGACCGGAGCGTCTGATGCTGCCCTTTCGGGTATTGATGTTCTCCTCTGGCCCCAGCCTTGAAGCCTCTCCAGTGAGGCACCGATTCAGGGCGAGTGCTACAGCTATGAGATGACGAATGATGAGGCGGCCGGAAGGTCGCCTTTTGTCGTCTTAGAGTATGCCTCGTCTTAAGTCCCTGCCACCTCGACTGACCTCGATGCCGCCTCGTCTTGGCCGTGCTGTCGGTGATGAGAAGGCCAGACTGCGAGAGCGCGAGATCAACACGCCGAATCGCAGCTGGTATCACAGCGCACGGTGGAAGAAGCTGCGGCTCGACGTTTTCGAACGTGACAGCTGGACCTGTAAGCAAACCGGAGCGATCTGCCTCGGCACGCATCCCGCTCCTAACAGCCCGGTCTGCGACCACGTCAAGCCGCATCACTGGGACGAGCAGTTGTTCTGGGACATCGACAACCTGCAGACCGTGACCAAAGCCTACCACGACAGCGAGAAGCAGAAGCAGGAGCGGGCGCAGCCCGGATGGTGAGATGGCAACAGCGAATGTCGATGCTGGTGAGGTGATGAGCAGCTTGACGCTGACGTTCACACTGACGCGCACCTATCGGGCTCGCATGTGGATCGGCACCCGTCTGATCCTCCTCGCAGGCATGATCCTCGGCACGTCGATGGTGATCGTCGAGGCGGACGACGACCAGGCCGAGGTCTGACCTCACCCCATCGACCAGGAGGGGGGGGTGAAAGTCTGGAACCCCTCTGCCTCCTGCACCCGCGTCCCCCTCACGTAGAGATTTTTTTCGGATGAGCGAGATATTTGACCTCTTTGGCCACCCCATTCCGGACTGGAAGGGGAAGCGAGGTCGCCCGCCTTACGAGGCGACCGAAAAAGATCGCAATAAGATCAAGCTCTTGCTGGCGCTCGGTTGGTCTATCGATCGCATGGCAAACGGAATTGGCATCTCTCCGGCCACGCTGAAGCGGTATTTTAGAGCCGAGCTGAAGCAGCGTGATGCCATGCGGGACAGGCTCGACGCTCGCCGGTTCGAGATCGCGATGGAGCAGTCGAACGCCGGCAACGTCACCGCGCTGAAGGAACTGGGCAAGATGCTCGACAGCAACGACCGCATGGGGATGGACAGCCGGTTGCGCGATGCTCAGCAGAAGCGAGCCGTCGCGAAAGAGGACGCCGCTCCGCAAGGCAAGAAGGAAGTGGCGAAGGCGGCGGCGAAGACGGCCGGCGAAGACAGCCACTGGGGCAACGACCTTCTGCCGGGTATGGCAGGGAAACCGAACTGATGGACACGGCATGGATGCCGGCTACTGCCTGGTCGACCGCTGTTCCAGACTGGAAGGAACGTATCCGGCTTCAGCATTCGCTAATCCCGGATCTTCCGCTCTTCGACAAGGTCGCCGAAAAGGCGCTTCGGATCTTCAAGCGGCTTCGTGTCCCCGATGTCATTGGCAATCCTACCTACGGCGAAGCGTGCGACGACTGGGTCTTTGATATCGTCCGGGTCATCTTCGGGAGTTATGATCCGGACCTGAAGCGGCGCATGTTGCGAGAATTCTTCCTGCTCGTGCCGAAGAAGAACGGAAAGTCGTCGATCGCCGCAGCCATCATGGTGACGGCGGCGATCCTCAACGAGAGGCCTGAAGCCGAGCTGCTGCTGATCGCGCCGACGAAGACGATTGCCGGGATCTCGTTCAAACAGGCTGCTGGCATCGTTCGCCTGGATGCGGAGCTTTCCAAGCTCTTCCACATCCAAGACCACCTTAAGATGATCACCCACCTCAACACGCTTGCGGTGATCATCGTCAAGGCTGCAGCAGCGGACGTCATCACCGGGTCCAAAGCGACCTACATTTTGATCGACGAGACGCATGTCTTTGCGACCATGGCGAAAGCTGCCGACATCTTCGTCGAGATCCGGGGTTCACTCGCCGCGCGTCCAGACGGGTTCCTGGCGCAGATCACGACACAGTCGAAGACGCCGCCAACAGGCGTCTTCAAGGCTGAGCTGAAAAAGGCGCGCGACGTTCGGGATGGGCTTTTCGCGTTCCCGATGTTGGCGGTTCTCTACGAGCTGCCGCCGGAAGATGCAGTCGACGGTGGATGGATGCGCCGTGAGCGTTGGGGCTTGGTCAATCCCAATCTCAATCGTTCGGTCGACGAGGACTACCTTGCTGGCGAGATCGCGACGGCTATGCGCGAGGGGCCGGAGAAACTGGCTCTGATCGCGTCGCAGCACTTCAACGTCGAGATCGGCCTTGGCCTTCACGCCGATCGATGGGCCGGCGCGGATTATTGGCTTGCAGCTGCCGTGCCAGGCATGACGTTGGATCGTCTACTTGCCGACTGCGACGTCGCCGTCGTCGGCGTTGACGGTGGCGGCCTCGACGACTTGATGGCGATTGCCGTCATTGGCCGGCACAAGGAAAGCAGGAACTGGCTGCACTGGGGTCGCGCATGGGCGCACGAAGATGTCTTCCAGCGCCGTCAGGAGATCGCTCCTCGCCTTCGCCAGTTCGAAGAGGAAGGCGACCTGGTCGTCTGCAAGGAAGTCGACGACGATGTGAAGGAAATCGCCGACATCTGCGAACGCATTCACGCTTCGGGACTTCTGCCGGAGCGTGCCGGGATTGGCCTCGACTCTTACGGGATTGCAACCCTCCTCGATGTTCTGGCGGAACGCGGCCTCGAAGGCGATCTCACACTTGCTGTCGGTCAGGGCTGGAAGCTGCAGTCGGCAATTACGACACTGCCGCGCAAGCTCAAAGATCGGACGATGGTACACTGCGGACAGCCGCTCATGGCGTGGGCTGCGGGTAACGCGAAGACTGAGCTTCGGGGCTCTAACTATCTCGTCACCAAACAGGCTGCCGGCGCTTCGAAGATCGACCCGCTCATGGCGCTGTTCAATGCCGCTATGCTGATGTTTCTCAATCCGGAAGCCTCCGGCCGCTCGGTCTATGAGACACGCGGAATAAGGATGATCTGAGCCGATGGGCATCATGGATTTGTTTCGCGGCAAAGAGGCTGCCCCAGCATCAACCGGCCGCGCCGAGGTCATGGCGTCCGGCGCAGGTTACGTCTCGCTCGACGATCCTCGCCTGATCGAGTTCCTTCGCGATGGCATGATGACGGCGACCGGCTTCACGGTGAATCCGGAAACGGCGCTGCGGAACCCGTCTATGTTCAGGGCCTGCAGCCTGATCTCCAACTCGATCGGCATGCTGCCGCTGCACCTGATCGTGCAAGAGACGAAAGAGAAGGCGACGGACCACCCGCTCTACCGTGTGCTGCACCGTCGACCAAACACCTTTCAGAGCGCGTTCGACTTCCGTGCCTGCATGCAGATGCGCGCGCTGGTGCACAAGAACAGCTTTGCACGGATCCTGCGGTCGACGAGCATCCGGACGGGGAAGTCGATCGTATCGGGCCTAGTGCCGCTCGATGCGCGCAAGATGACCGTCAGCCTGAACGCCAGCTGGCGCATGGAATACCTCTACGAGCCCAGCAACGGGCCGAAAATCCGATATCAGGCTGAAGACATCTTCCACCTCCGGGGTGCGTCAATTGACGGCTTGAACGGTTTTTCACTGATCGAGCAGGCGAAAGAGGCAATCGGCCTCGCGCTAAGTGCCGAACTCGCGGCGGGCCGGATGTTCAAGAATGGCACGCTGGTCGGTGGTGCGCTCTCTCACAAGGGAACCTTATCGGATCCTGCTTTCGAGCGCCTACAGGCTAGTCTTGCGGAGAAGGAAGGCGCGGATAACGCCGGCAAGAACCTGATCCTTGAAGAAGGGATGGAATGGAAGGCGTACGGGTCCAACGCCAAAGACTCGCAGATGACCGAGCTGCGCAAACTCCAGATCGAAGAGATCGCTCGCGTCTCCGGCGTGCCTCGACCGCTACTTATGGTCGATGAGACCAGCTGGGGTTCCGGCATTGAAGCCCTCGGACAATTCTTCGTCGCGTACGCCCTGAACCCATGGTTCGAAGCGTGGCAGCAAGCCGTCGAGCGATGCCTTCTGAATGATGATGAGGTCGAAATCTACGAGGCCAAATTCAATCCGGGAGCGCTTTTGCGCGGCTCTCTGAAAGACCAGGCCGATTACCTGTCGAAAGCGCTTGGCGCTGGAGGCCACCAGCCGTGGATCCATTACGACGAGGCCCGCAGCACGATGGACCTTCCTGATCGAGAGCGGCCAATAAACCCCATGACCGCGGCCCCAACTGCCCCGGACCCTGCGCGGACCTGAAAAGGATCATTACCATGAAGCCTACCAAGCCAATTTCAACTTCGACGAAACCGGCCGGTGCTCAGGTGGCGGGATCGTCCGTGATCAAGCCACCTCGCGGGTCGATCATGAAGCCGCAAGCTAAAGTCCGGCCGGGTGCCCTGCCTCTGCCTGCCAACCGCGACGTTGCGGCGTTCACAAAGCCATCCGTATTCGATCGGTGGTCGACAGATGCTGCCGGTGTTCGTGCGCTTGAACCCGGCGACAACGTCATTACCATGTTCGATGTTGTCGGCGAAGATTACTGGTCGGGCGGCGGCATTACTGCAAAGCGCGTTGCCTCGCAGCTGCGTGCCATCGGCCCAAAACCTGTCGAAGTCCAGATCAACAGCCCCGGTGGCGATATGTTCGAAGGCATCGCCGTCTACAACGTTCTGCGCGAGCATCCGCAGCCGATCACGGTCAAAGTCATGGGTATGGCTGCGTCGGCCGCATCGATCATCGCCATGGCGGGTGATCAGATCCTGGTCGGCGCCGCATCCTTCCTGATGATCCATAACTGCTGGGTCATGGCGATGGGAAATCGTCACGACATGAAAGAGACGGCCGAATGGCTCGAGCCTTTCGACCAGGCCATGGTCGAGGTTTACGCGGCACGGTCCGGGCAGGACCCGAAGCAGATCGCCAAGTGGATGGATGCCGAGACATTCATGTCAGGCTCCATATCTGTCGATCGCGGATTTGCCGATGGCTTGTTGCCAGCTGACACGATGACGGTCGACGAGAGCGCAAAGGCGCATGATCTCGATCTCAACGAAATTCGGGCGATGGAGCTTTCCCTCGTCTCGGCGGGTATGAAGCGCAGCGATGCGCGGGCTCGCCTCAACAAGATCAAGGGTACGCCTGGCGCTGCCCTTGAAGCCACGCCCGGCGCTGGCGCTGATTGGTCGGGACTGTCCGGCCTCCTTTCCACGCTTCGTTCCTGAGAGGACACCATCATGAAGCACATTGCACCGGGCGCTTTCGCGCTCGCGCGTCCGCGCGCCATCATCACGATGCCACGCGCCGACGCATCCAATCCGGCGGCGCTGCTCGCTGAAATCAAATCGGCATTCGAGGAATTCAAGACTGCCAACGAGCAGAATCTCAAGGGCAAGGCCGATGTGGTCGTCGCCGAAAAGGTCGATCGCATCAATGCTGCTTTGTCGACGATGGAAGGAAACTTTCAGAAGGCCGTCGACGATCTGAACGCCAAGGTTGCCGCAGCTGGCTCCGGCAACATCATCGGCGATATTCCTGGCGATCCGGAATATACCAAGGCGTTCAAAGCGCATATGCGCAAGGGTGACGTCTCGGCGGCCATGACCAAGGGCACGGCTGAAGACGGCGGCTATCTCGCTCCGATCGAATGGGACCGGACGATCACCGGGCGCCTCAAGCGGATCTCGGCAATCCGGGCCAATGCTCGTGTGCAGTCGATCACCGGCGCTGGCTTCAAGAAGCTGTTCACCGATCGTGCTATCGGTTCCGGCTGGGTGGGTGAAACCGCTTCGCGTCCGGCAACCAGCACGCCGCAGTTCGGTCAGCTCGACTTCATCCCCGGCGAGATCTACGCGAACCCGGCGATCTCCCAGCAGATGCTCGACGATGCTGCCATCGATCTTGAAGTCTGGCTTTCTGACGAGGTCGACACCGAGTTCTCTCGTCAGGAAGGCATTGCCTTTGTCGGCGGCGATGGTGTCAACAAGCCGAATTGTATCCTGACCTATGTCACCGGCGCGCCCAATGCCGCCAAGCATCCGTGGGGCGCCATTCAGGTGCAGAACTCCGGCGCTGCAGCCGGCGTGACGCTTGATGCCATGATCGACCTGATCGCCAGCCTGCCCGAAGAGCTGTCGCAGAACGCGAAGTTCTTCATGAACCGGCTGTCGGTTGCCGCCTATCGCAAGATCAAGGATGCCAACGGCAACTACATCTGGCAGCCGAGCCCAGCCGTCGGCCAGCCGTCCACCCTGTTCGAGGCGCCGATTGTCCAGGTTCCCGACATGCCAGTCGTGGCAGCCGGCAATATCGCCGCACTCTACGGCGATATGGAAGCGACTTACCTGGTCGTCGACCGTGTCGGCATCCGCGTCTTGCGCGACCCCTACACCAACAAGCCGTTCGTGCACTTCTACACGACGAAACGCGTTGGCGGCGGTGTCTACAACCCCGAGCCGATGCGCGCCCTGAAGATCGGCGTCTGATCCAGGCGGCGGGCGTCCTGCTACGCCCGCTACCACTCTGCTTCAGCCCAAAATCAAAGGAGGCCACAATGGCCACGACGAAACAGACCACCGCGGCAGGCGCCGGAACGCAGGTGCCCGAAGCGAACCATCACAATGAAACGGTCTCTGTCACCAACAGCGGTGACAAGGCTCCTGCGGCCACGCCGGAAACCGGCACGGAGACCAGCGACCAGACGGCGACCGAACAGGCGGCGAACATCGCACCGGCCACCGAAGTCGATCCGTCTGGTGCACCCGTCCAGATCGTTCCGGATGTGGACCTTTCGCACCCGGCAGTGGACGCCGATCCGCGCAAGGGCACAACGGTTGCCCAGAACCGGATCGACTTCAACGATCCGACACTGACCCCTGGAGAGGCTGTCGCAAACATGCTTCGCGCTCAGGGCGTCGAAGTCATCACCGACCCTTCCAGCAAGTAAGGTCGCTCCAATGGCAGACGTCGTCATCACTCAACTCGGCCCGCTATACACCTTGGAAGAGGTGAAGCAGCACCTACGCGTCGATACCAGCGATGACGACGCTACGATCCAGGCGTACATGGACGCCGCTGAAAAGACGGTGCTTCAGTACTGCAACGCATCGCTGGTGCCGTATGGTATCGAAAGCATCTTCAAGGTCGCCGCTATGCTGATCGTAAGCGACCTCTACGAAGAACGTAGCGGGAGCAGCGGAGTACCGAAGGCGGCGCAGCTTCTCCTAAACCCCTATCGTTGGCTGCGGGTCTGACATGCAAGCTGGTGATCTCGACCGCCGAATTACGCTACAGCGCGCCACGTCAGCGGCAGGACCGCTCAATGAGCTGGTCGACACGTGGAGCGATCTTGCAACGGTTTGGGCGCGCCGCCGCGATGCGTCCGACAGCCAGAAAATCGAGTTTGTGGCGGCCGGTCAGACCGGATCATTCATCGTCGCCCGCTTCACGGTCCGCTCAAGCACCGTCACCCGCTCGGTCACGCCTGTTGATCAAATTGTGCATGACGGGAAGGTCTGGGACATCAAGGGCGTGAAGGAAGCGGATGAAGGTCGTCGTCGCTTTATCGAAATCACTGCTTCTCGGGATGCCGACTGATGGCAAAGATCACCGTAAAAATCGACGGCTTGAAAGAGCTGGATCGGGCGCTCGGGCAGTTGCCAAAAGCCACGGCAAAGGCGGCGCTGCGTCGTGTTCTCGTCGAGGGGGGCGAGCTGATTGCCAGTGCAGCGCGTAGGAGGGCGCCAGTCGACGAGCATTACCTCTATGAAAGTATCGACGTCTCCACAAAACTGACCACGCGCCAGCGCTCCCTTCATCGGAAGGAAGGCGGGCAGGCTTTCCAGGAGATGTTCGTGGGCTCGAATAACCCTGCCGATATCCAGCAGGAGTTCGGCAACGAGCGTCACGGCCCACAGCCCTTCATGCGGCCGGCCTGGGATTCGACCAAGGATGCAGCACTGGAGCGCATCACGCTTCTGCTTTGGACCGAAATCGAAAAGTCGGCGGCCCGGGTCGCGAGCAAAGCAGCGCGGGGCAAGTGATGGAACAGGCTCTGACTGATCTGCTGGCATCGGTCGCCGGCGGGCACCGCTATTGGGGCCGCGCTCCGCAGAAAGCGACGAGACCGTTTGTCGTGCTCAACCGTGTCGGCGGCCAGCCGAACTATCACATGCAGGGTCCCTCGGGCTTCGTATCAAGCCGAGTCCAGGTGGATTGCTACGCGGACAAGTATACCGAAGCGGCCGCACTCGCCGCGAACGTGACCGCGCTCGTGTCCGGATACCAGGGCGGGACGATACAAGGAATTTTCGTCGAGAGCGAAAGAAGCCTTTCCGCAGCGGACGCGGGAGAGGTCAGCAGCGTGTTCCGCATTTCCATCGACATCACTGTTCTACACGGAGAATAAGACAATGACTGAAGCCCGCATCGGCTACGGCACCCGGTATGAAATCTGGAATGCCACCCTGCCTGTTCCCGCCTTCGTTTTCGTCGCTGAAGTGACCAGCGTTACCCCTGGCGCTGCATCGGCAGACCGCATCGACGCTACGCATATGATGAGCCCCGGCCGTCGGCGCGAGTACATCGCCGGACTGATCGATAACGGCGAGGCCTCGTTCGAAATCAATTGGGTTCCTGGCAGCGCGACCGACGAGCTGCTGCGCTCGCTGATGTCGTCCGGCGTGACCGTGCCGCACCGCATCACGTTCCCGAATGACGTCACCGTCACCTACGACGCGGCGATCACCGGCTACGAGAAGGAAATTCCCGTCGATGATCGAATGACGGCCACGGTCACTGTGGCTGTCTCCGGTGAGGAAGAGTGGGGAGAAGCCGAATAATGGCAAACAAGGAACGAGGCGAAGTCGGCTTTGAAGCCGCAGGCAAGACGTGGACGATGAAGATCGGCACGGGCGCCATGTGCGAGATCGAAGCGGAAACCGGCAAGAGCATTTCCGAAGTTGGACAGGCGCTCAACAGCGAGAAAACCGCCAGCCTGACGCTGATGCGCGCGGTCTTTTGGGGCGCACTACAGCAGCACCATGATGGTGTGACCATTCGCGCATGCAACGATCTGATCGACGAGCTCGGCGTGCAGCGTGTCGGCGAACTGATCGGCGAGGCGTTCCAGCTTGCCTTTCCCCAGAAGCAACCCGGCACCAAGAAGGATGCCGGCTCGCGCCCCAGGAAGGCGACGGCAGGATAGCCTGGCCGTCGCTGATTGCGGCGTGGGTAGAAGCAGAACAGCCTTACGAGCTGTTCTGGCGGCTCACGCTTCGCGAGATCGGGAATACTCTTCGGGGCGTCACCGACAGAAGAATTCGGGAAAGAGACGAGCGGATGTCTCTCGCCTGGCACATCGAGGCATTGGCCCGTGAGAAGAAGATGCCCAAGCTCGACAGCATGCTGAGCAGCAAGAAGCGGCCGGCCGGCAAGAAGATGACAGCCGAGCAGATTGAGGCTGTGACCCGCAGTTGGCTGACCTCGCGACACAGGAAGAAGTAGATGGCATCAGCTGTTATCGGCGCGCTCCGCGTGAACCTTGGCATTGACAGTGCCGAGTTTCAGAACGGGCTGAAGAAGGCGCAGGCCAGTCTTGGCGGTGTCGGCAAGGCGATGCAGTCGGCGGGAAAAAGCATGTCCGCCTATCTTACTGCACCGCTTGCGGCCATGGGTGCGTTGACGATCAAGACGGCCGGCGACTTCGAATCGTCGATGAACCGTGTTCAGGCAGCAACCAGTGCGTCAGCTGAACAGTTCTCGCAGATGCAGAAGCTCGCGTTGGATCTGGGGGCAAACACGTCCAAGTCGGCTTCTGAGGCTGCCGACTCCATGGAGATGCTGGCAAAGAACGGTGTCGGCGCCGAAGACATCTTGAACGGCGCGGCGGCTGCATCGATCAAGCTATCGGAGGCAACCGGCGGCGATCTATCAACTGCGGCTGACGTTGCCACGAACGTCATGGCGCAGTTCAAGATCGAGGTGAAGGATCTCGGCAAGGTCGTCGACGGTATCACCAACGTCACGCTCGCTTCGCAGTTCGGGTTCAACGACTACAAGGACGCCCTTGGGCAGGCTGGCGGCGTGGCTGGCGCGCTTGGTGTCAGCCTCCAGGAGTTCAACGCAGCGATCGCTGCCACCTCCTCGGTGTTCAATAGCGGCTCCGATGCGGGCACCTCGTTCAAGACCTTCCTGACAACCCTCGTGCCGAAGAGCCTGGCAGCGCAGATCGCGATGAAGGAACTGGGGCTCGAGTTCTTCAATGCCGATGGCTCGATGAAGTCCATGTCGGCGATTGCCGAGGAGCTGAAGACTGGTCTTGCCGGCTTGAGTGACGAGGCACGGAACAACGCAGTCAAAGAGATCTTCGGCATCGATGCGATGCGGACCGCCATCGCGCTTGCGGATCAGGGTGCGGCTGGCATCGACAAGATGACGGAGACCGTCGCCCGAACCGGCTCTGCGAACGAACAGTCTGCTGCGCGCATGAAGGGCTTCAACGGCGAATTGGAGAAGTTGAGCGGCGCGCTCGAAACGCTCTCGATCAACATCGCCAACAGCGGCCTTCTGGCTTTCGCCACTTCGCTGGTCAGCGCACTGGGCGGCCTTGTCGACAAGCTCTCGGAGACGAACCCTGAAATCCTCAAGTGGGGAACTGTGGTGGCAGGTGCCGGCTTGGCTCTTGGCCCGGTCGTTGTCGCGGCCGGTCTCTTTGTGTCGGCAGTGGCCGCGATCGGCGCGCCTGTCATTGCGACTGTGGCTGCTGTCTCGGCGCTCGCTGCTGCAGGGATCGCGCTCTACACGAATTGGGACCAGGTGCAGGCGTCGTTTCCCGGTGTAGCAACTGCCGTCGAAACAACGCTGGCCGTTATGAAGGTCAGTCTTACGGGCCTCCTTGAGAACGCTCGCCTGATGGCCTCCGGTGTCGCCATGGCGCTGACCGGGGATTTCGCAGGCGCGTGGACGAGTGCGCTCGCGCTGGTGAATAACTTCTGGCAGACCTTCGGTTCCATCGCGGACACGATCGTGCCAGGCTTCACGGCAAAGGTGGTGGCTCTGGTGGAAAGCGTGAAGCAGATGGCAACCGAGATCGTCGCCGCGTTCACGGCACTGCCCGGACAGATGATCGCGATCGGCGGGCAGATCATCGACGGTCTCTGGCAGGGCATCAAGGCGAAGGCCGAAGCTCTCAAAACCAATGTGATGGGCATTGCAAGCAGCATTGTGAGCTGGGTTAAAAACCCGCTCGATGTCCATTCGCCGTCTCGCGTGATGCACGAGATCGGCGTCAACGTTATGCAGGGTCTCAGCAACGGCATGACGAGCTCGAAAGCTCCTGTCCTCGCCGTCGCCGGCAGCACGGCATCTGGGATCAAGACGACATTCGACGGCCTCGATGGTGTCGGTTCCAACCTTGGACAGGGAATGGAGAGCGCGTTTTCCGGTATCGGCTCGTCGATCGCAGACGCGATCAAGGGCACGAAAGACTGGAAGGATGTCGCACTGGATGCGATCCGCAGTGTTGCCAGCAGCCTGTTGTCCTCAGTGACATCGCAGATGGGTGGTGGTGGCGGTGGTCTCGGCGGGATCTTCACCGGATTGCTTGGCGGTCTGTTCGGTTTTGCGAATGGCGGCTCGTTCAACGTGGGTGGCGCCGGCGGTATCGACAGCCAGCTGGTCGCCTTCAAGGCAAGCCCCAACGAGACTGTCAGCGTCACCAAACCCGGCCAGAGGACAGGCGGCGGTGGAACTCTCGTGTTCTCTCCGACCATCGACGCTCGCGGCGCGGACCAAGCGGGGCTTTCCCGGGTGCAGCGCCAGCTCGACGACATGCAGCGCAACTTTGGCAAAATGGTCGATGCGCGTGGCAAGGTGCGCGACACAAGAGGGGTACGTGGCTGATGGCTCGATTGCTGGATTGGCCGGTTGGTCTTGGCATCCGCGCGCGGCGTCCTCTGTCCGGACCGCGCTCGAAGGGGGCCAGTGGTCGGCAGGAGAGCATCGGCGGCCGATATCAGTCTGTCGCCTCGGCATTCGGCTACTGGAAATACGAGATCGTCTTGCCCGTGGCGCGTGGCCGGCTCTATCGCCGGATCGAAGGCCTCGTGACGGGCTTGCACGGTGGCGCAAACGCGGTGCGGGTAGCGTGGCCGGTTCCGGATGGTCTGACCTTTAAAGAGGCCGGCACGGCGGTGACGACCACGCAGGAGCGGCGTGGCATGCCGTGGCAGAACGGAAAGCCGTGGTCGAACGGAAAGAACTGGAAAGTGTCGACGCCGACGGTCGCAGTCGCAGCCCCGAGCCCGTTCGACGCTACAATTATTCAGCTGGCTCCGCAGTTCTGGGGCCACAGCCTTGGACCTGGCGACGAGGTTGGCTTCGTCCCGTTTCACTTCGGCAAATACATGATCACGCAGGACCAGGGCGACGGCATTTACAGGATATGGCCGCCGCTTCGTAAAGCCATCACCCCGAGTGATTTTGCAACGCTGGAGCCAACGCTTGCGATGACGCTCGACAACGAAAGCGGATCTGACCTCTCCCGAAACGTCGATGTCGGCGAGGAGACGACGCTCACCTTGTCGGAAGTCTTCGACTACGACGTTCGAACCTATTTCACGGACTGACCATGACCGCTGACAGACGCGAGGAGATCATCGGCATGCGTCGTCGCGATCTCGCATCGCTGCACGCCTCCGAACTGAACCGAGCGCTGTTTCCAGCCCCGGAACGGGACGACGACGCGATGACCGGTGAAGAAAAGTCGCAAATCCAAAGCGCGGTTACCGCACTGGTGAATCAGCACCGGCAAGAAATTGCCCAGTGGCAACAGGCGAACGGCTGATCATGCCCCTTTTTACCGACGAGGACCGCGCGTTTCTGCGGCGACCGCATATCGCTCGTGCGTGGTTTGCGACGCTGTATCTGCCGAGCGGCACGTGGAACGTTCATAACGGTGTCGGCAAGAAGTTCGTCGGCGGGATTGAATGGAGCGGCGTTTCCGATCCTGCTGGCCGACAACTGGTTTCGGTGTCTGCGGTCGAAGATCCCCGCTTCGGGCAGGCTGCGAAAATCGACATCGTGCTTTCCGGCGTCAACATCGAATTCCTGCGCTCGGTCAAAACGACCGCTCGCGAGATCGAG